TAATTTTTCTAATTGTTTTGTTTCTGACATACTATTCCACATCTGCATTTGCTACAGCTCTTGCTTCGTCTGGCAATGCTTTCGCTAGTGGTGCTATATCTCCTCCTGCTTTAGCAACTTGTTGTAGTTGTTGCATCTGTTGCATTTGTGCTTGTTGTGCTTGTGCTTGTTGTCTTTCAGCATTAACTTGATTTTGTGATTTTAATATTTTCTGTGGAACACCAACAATGTCTGCTAAATGTTTTACAAGGTTATCAAAATTAACATAATCAAATACTGGAGCAACATTAGCAAGCGATCCTAATATTTCTACTGCTCTCATGATTGATTGTAGCTCTGTAGATTTCTGTGCTTTTGCTAATGGTGATACATATTCTATTTCAATATCTTTACCTGATAAAAATTGTGGAGCTTGTGGTAACATATTATTACGAAGTAAAATATTAAATACTCTATCAATTAATGGTTTTAATAATTCAGATTGTAATCTACCTAACACTGGTCCAAGCAATCTCATCTTCTCTTCGTTTCTTTGAATAACTTCTGTTGCTGTCATCTGCGGACCTTCTTGCATCATTAATTGATTAACATAAAACACAGCTCTAATTGCATCTCTTCTTTGTTGTTCCATATTTAAACCTAATGGATTGTTTGCACCAATAT